CCTGATGCTGGCTTTATAATAGAAGTAGTACCACCGCTAGTTTTAGGATGTATTTCATCAACGTATAATTTAGACAATGGTCAACACTCCGTTTACTGTAAGAGTAGCTGACACCTTGAAGTCACCAGACACCATCGCACGTTCATCTGCCGCAATGGTTACATCGTTGGTAAGTTCGTTGTCGTTCACTCTAATCCCTGCGTCCTTCATAATACTTGAGGACATCTTGTTAATATCTACTGAGCCATCTGTAGGGGTCACAGTATTACCTACCTCACCTAGAGCCACGATGAAGTCAATGACATCACCAGTGACTAGGTTCTCTGAGAAGGTAATAGTAGACCCTGATACAGTGTAGGCATCAGCAGGGGCTTGTACCACGCCATTGACAGAGACAATGATTTGCTCTGCCGTGGCTGGTTTGAAGTTACTACTGTTATACTGCATAGTATAAGCGGCCTGATTGTTGACCACAGTAATAGCGTCTAGCTTTTTGAATTGCCCAGCTAGAGGGGCTTTACCGATATAAGGCATATGCCTCTCCTATGATGCTGGGGTTATCGTGTTGCCGTCAGCCACCCATTCTAGGATAGCCGCATAGTGGCGGTTGGCTGGGTCAAGGGGAACACGAATAGTCTCATCATCTACTACAATATCTATTGCTATATTATCGCCAATATTTACATAAACATTCTCTTCATTTATGACTTGCGTTTCTTGATGTTTTACATATTGAGCAGACGATATATTTAGATTATTTTCCATTTTTATAACTCCGCATCAAAAGCATAAATATCTCTACGACTAACTGTCCCAGATGTAACGTGCATATTTACTTGATAAGAAGCACCGTCAACATCAACAAAAGTAATGCTAGAACTATTGCAGTTACTTGCATTTATATTTTGAACATGACTTGATGATGGCGTGGCTCTCATTGTGGTAGGAAAAGAAAAGTTTGATGATAAGGAAATGTTTCCCCCATGTGTCATATATTCACTACCTTTATGTAAATAATATTTACCATAAAACCTCTGACACCTACGCAACTCATCCCCATAAGACCGATGCTCAAATGGTGTGGCCTCGCCTACCTCAAGCTGTACGCCTGTTATATACCAATCGTTGCTAGTGCTGTCTGCAAGATTTACTTGACTAGAAGAAACTCTATTACCAGTGGTTGTTGTAGCCCATGCAGAGTTGTTGAATGTGCCAGATGTGTAATCAGGCCCTGCCGCTAAATACCAGTTTACTCGCAACTCACAAGAGTTATCGTTGGCTAGAGAAGATGCAGTATCGCCATCAATAGTTAAGGTTACCTTTTGCCAAGTGTTTGCTGTGGATATTGAGTAGGTTTGCGAGTATTGCTTTGTATTCCCTAACTGCTCAAACTCAACAGTGTATGTTCCTGTTTTGCTAGACCTAACCCAGAAAGACAAGGTAATGCTTTCAGCAGATAAAGCTCCATACTTTAACTGCTGTAAGTCTTGGCCTTCTATGTGATGCTGTAAGATGCAATGATGATTGGCCAGCAACGATGTATCTGCTGTAGTGCAATCCATCTTTAAGGAATAGCCAAAGCCCTCACCAGACGGAACAGTTGTTGATTGTGATTGCGTCCATGTACCGCCATTAAACAAAGATGTTCTAAATCTATCTATGCTGTGATACCCAGTGCTGGTAAGTCCAGTTGCACTGGTGCTTCTTTGGGCAACAGCTTGTGAACCATTGATGATAAGATTTCTAGCCCCTGCGTATTGCTCTTGTGAGGCTGGTAGTATTTTAGATAATGCCATTAGAGCCTCCTTATTGCTGTATTTCTTGAATAACTATATGACTAGGATTACCATCTCTTTGTGCTTTAAAACTTCCTGAGTTTCTAAACCCTCTAACTTTATAAGTAGTAGTCCCTAAAGGTGCATCAATAAGAGTTAGTATTGTTGCTCTTGTTCTAAATGACTCATCCCCCGGGGCATTATGATAATATGCCGCTTGTTCTTCAGTATAAACTATTGAGCTACCATCATGTATTTCAAAAGATACCCATGAGTCAGTTGTATAAGCTATGTCAGCTATAGCAACATTAGCTTGTATCAATAATTTATTTGAAGATGACTTAGGTGTTACAGTTATTTCTAAACCAGTTTCAGTCCCACTTCCCTTTGTCGTAGAAGTGACTGATGTTTCTGTAGTGTATGAGTTAAATAAAGTTTGAACTACAGAACCTACTGGCATCCTTGCATCATCAATAGTTCCTGTCAGTTTAGTAGCCGCAACAGTATCAACCTTTACATTAGTCACAGCACCATCAACAATACGAGCCGTAGTCACGCTGTCATCAGGGGGAACTACAGTACCTACTGCCTTACCCTGAAACACCACATAGAAGTCGTCAGAGGCCGCTACGTTGCCTGTCATGGTCAAAGCTGTACCTGACACCGTATAGGCCACTGCTGGCTCTTGACGGACGTTATTTACAAATACTTCAATTTCGTTAGCGTTAGCTACAGCATGGTCAAGAGTATACGCTGTACCACCATTACCAGTAATATCTTGCTTAGTGATACTGGTGTAGGCGTTTGTAGTTTGATTACCTACATATCCCATAGTCTACTCCTTATGTGCTGATTGCATCAACGGCTGATACCCAGCAGTCCAGTGAACTTGCTGTATCTGATTTAATCCAAAGTCGGTCACCTGATTGTACTACTACCTTTGCTCCACCATCAAGTACCTGTAACGCACCACCTGCGGCAATAGGCGCACCCTTTACCAAGTAGATGTCGTTAGTACCATCGTTGATGTAGCAGTCTACGTTAATAGCATTGCTTGTAATGTTAGTCATGTGGATACCTACAATCGTATCGTAGCTATCAAAGTCAGCCCCATCAGGAATATCTGCGGCTGATGTACCGACAGCATTGAGGCTATAACGTCTAAAATTCTGTGCCATTTTTTATCCTTATAGAGCGATTGACATAGCGATTGAGAAACCAGCAGTAGCAAAGCCAGAGGCTGTTACAGCAGTCACCTGCCATGAAGTTCCATTCCAAACGAACAAGTCATTTGAAGAGTTGTTAAAGTACAATGCACCAGTTTGTAGTGCGTTACCATCGTTATCCAGTGTAGGTGCTGATGACTTTGCACCAAGGTACGTATCATCCACGGAGTCTGCACTTGCCGCCGCTTGTTCTGCCCAGTACTTAGCTGAGTAGTTTGTGCCATCTACTGTAGTATTAGTAACGTATGATGCACCACCACCCAAAGCCCACTGCTTTGCAGAGCCTGATGTCTGACCTGACTGAGAACCAATGGCATACTCTTTAGCAGAGTACTCAGTGCCATCTACCTGTCCTGTAGTCTTGGTAGCCCATTCTTCTGCCGCACCTGCACCTGACTGTGAGGTAACACCTGTACCACCTGTAGCCCATGCTTTAGCTGAGTAGCCTGTACTTGCTACAATACCTGTAGTCTTAGTAGCCCACTCTTCAGCTTCATCTTCGCTACTCTGTGCATCTGTTGCTGAACTTGCAGAAGCAGTCGCAGAAGTTGCACTAGCTGTAGCACTGGTAGCACTAGCTGTAGCAGATGTCGAAGCATTTGTAGCCTGTGTGGTAGCTGTAGCCGCACTAGTTGCCGCATTAGTAGCAGAAGTAGAAGCGTTGGTAGCCTGTGTCGTAGCTGTACTTGCACTAGTAGAAGCACTCGTAGCTGACGCAGAAGCGTTAGACTCACTGGTAGCCGCATTGCTTTCGCTAGTTGCCGCATTAGTAGCACTAGTGGCGGCATTAGTAGCTGACGTAGCCGCATTGGTGGCTGACGTAGCGGCAGATACAGTCTGCGTGTCGATGTAGTCCTTGTTAGCCGCATCATTGGCGTTTACAGGTGTAGCTACATTCTTAATAACCTTTGACTGTGCATCCCACTTGTCATCAGTATCAACTGTAATAGAGTCGTTTGCTTTGTCAATAGCTTCCTGTGCCGCAAAGAACACTTGGTCTACTGCTTCATCAAGAGATGCTTCAGTCAACACTGCACCATCTTCAAAGTCAACAGCTTTAGTAGTCAGGTCAGTATTACGTTGAATACGTACATCACTACCTGCTATTACATCAGGGCTAAAAGTAAGAGTTGTTGCACCTACTGATTGGAAGGCAACAGTGTACGTGACACCGTTGACTGCCGTGTTTGTCGAAGCATTGTTTTCAAAGACTAAGACACCATCTACATAAGCTTTAATGTCGTTAGCGTTTAGGTATGAAAAGGGAAACGAAAAGCTTCCCTGTGCTACACTTAAATTATTGTATAGCTTCACTGAATTAGACATTATTCAATATCTCCTGTTAAGTCCTTAAGGAACTCATTACTATTATCTTGTACTGTTTGTCTAGCTAAAGGATTTTTTGTTGCTTCTTTAAGTAGACTATGAGTCCAATAAGCCTTTGCTAACCTTTGATTAACTGCATCTGGTACATAAAGCAAACGATAACCGTCAATGTGTGACCTATCTTCAAGAGCATATGGGTCTTCACCAATTAGTTTAGTCCACGCTTGGTCACGATAAGCTTTCACTACGTCTTGGATAATCTCTTCTTTAGTCCCTGAGAATACAAAGTCACCTACTCGTAGGTCAAGAGTTTTATCTTTTTTGTATCCCTCAGTTTGTACTAGTTCTGTTAGAGATTCTCTTAGTGTTAGCGGTTTTGCGTTAGCAATACCTGTATCGTTAGTAGCTGTATTTATCTTGATAGTACTAGTCATATACTGCCACATATCGTAAGCTGTTTGCTTTGGACGGTTAGGGTTCATAGGGTTACCTTCAGAGTCTAAGGTAAACTTAGAGCTTGTTAGGTCAATCCCATTCTTAGTCTTAGGTGGTAGCCCAACACTAAAGGGTGTACCTGCTTTTGCCGCTTCCATCCATGCTACTGCAAGAGGGTCTGTCTTTTTCTCAGAGAAACCCATAGGAGATGCAAACTCTAAGTTTAGACTTTTACCCCAAAACTCAGGTACATCAATAGGCTCACCAATAAAGTTACGATTAGGGTCTAGTGCTTCACTACTGAATGTAGATGCTTTTGGATTATCAAATTCAAACCCCATGATATTTACTTTACTTGGGATACTCTTTAGATAACCTTGAGACATTTCACTAATCTTACGCATATAAGGGTCTTCGTTCAGAGAACGGAGTAGACCAGAAAATGGTACAAGAGCCGCTAGTTTGTTAGCACCATAGCTTTCTGCGTTACGTGCAGGGTCTTCTACAACACTGATAAACTCATCTAAACCTCGTAGCCAGCTTTTATCTCTAGCATATTCAGTTAGTACAAGAACTGTGCCTCTAGCAATTTCATCAGCTTCATCATACATACCATAACGATTAAGGTCACGAATAGAAGCCATGATAGTCTGTAGGTCAGTTACAGGAGATAGTCTAGATACTTTACTGTAGTTACCTGCCTCATCGACAATAGCGTTAGTTTCGTACCCTGTAATATCTTCAAGACCTTTAACTTGGTCACGAGTAAGACCTGCACCACTACCTGTAAGCTCATCATCTAGTGCCATGTTATAGAAGTAGCTTGCAAGACCTACACCAGTAGTAAAGCGTAAACTTGCTTCTGCCATACGCTGTTTATTACCTGAGAACATATCTTCACGCCACCGTTTAGACAGTGGAGCAAGAGGACTACGTTGAGTAACCTCAGAAAAGATGTTAGCAGGTGTTCTAATAAACGGCATAATCTGACGTAGTAGTGGATGTCTATCAGCAATATCTTGTATACTACGTGTGATAGAACCTTTTTCTAGTTCAGTTGTGAAGGTTGCTCTACGTGCA